GCTTTGGCTTAGGTTTCTACAAGGGCACGGATACATACGCTAGAAACCGCCAACTTGTATTCGACAAATCTCCCATGATGCGCGACCGTATGAATACGATCGACAGGGATATGCAGCAGGACATGAAGCTTGAAGTAGGGCAAGATACCTCGCTCATTAGAGAACGGGCAACACACGCTAAAGAAAAGTTCAATCGCTTTGGGTACTGGTTTATTACAGAAACAGACCTCATGTTCTCGATGGCTTTGTGGAAACACGGATACGACGAATCGATGAGAAAGCAAATCGAAGCGGGCATGACGGACGTTAAGCAAATGGAGCAAAACGCTATTTCAGACGCCGACACAAACGTAAGAGCGGTATTTGGAAGCGGCCAGGTAAAAGACCAAGTAGCTATGCAACGTAAGAACACCCTAGTAGGACAGCTGACTCCGTTTTATAGCTATAGCTCAACCGTATTAAATGCCCTCATCAAGGCAGGTTACAGAGTAAAGGACCATGGAGATTACATGGCACTTATTAACGCTACTCTCTACTGGGTAGTATTACAGACGCTTGCTGAAACCGTTTATAGAAGTGCTGTTGCCGGAGAACTAGACGACCCGGACAAAATGCTCCGCCGCCTGGGAATCACGACCGTAAGAAACGTAGACCAGGGCTTCCCGGTAGTCCGTGATGCTTTAGAAGGCGTTATGAATCACTTCTTACTAGGAAGTGATCAGAACAATTCACCGCTCGCTATTACAGCCATTGATGAACTTGTAAAAGCAGCTCAAGCAGCCGGAAACGAAAAGAAAGACTTCACCGACATAGGCCGTTCATTATCGCGCGTTGGCAACCGCACCTGGAAATTCTCCGACACCTTATCAGACGGATTCTGGAACCTTGTAAGATTCTCGCTGGTTGACACAGACCGAAGTGTTCAGGAGCTTATCACCACAACGATATTCGATAAGCGCTATAAAACGCACGAAGAACGGGTTCGCCAAGACAAGAGAAAAGCTAACGAACAAAAAAGAAAGGACAAACAAAAATGATAACTAAAGACAAAACCACAATCACTTACAAAGGGGACGGGGTTACAACCTCGTTCCCTTTCCCTTATCAGTACAGAGCAGGAGAAGATATCAAGGGGTATCTACTGGTGAACGGCAAAGAAATGCCGATTGTAGCCAATTATCGTTTTGACGAAGTAGAAAATAAATTCATCTACCCTGTAAGCGGCGTACCGTTATTTACTAGTGACACCTTAGTTATTAAGAGGCAAACGCCGATTGAACAAAACGCCGATCTTCCCAATAAGTATCCGTACAACGCCGTTGAAACGGTAGCCGACAATCTCACTCTCATTGCCCAGGAACAGGAAGCAAAAATTAAGGGCATTGAAAATATCCGCAATGAATTAACCGAAACAACGGAACACACCGCTAGAATGGCCGATAGGGTTTTAAATGCCATATCAAACGGGTACAATGTGGCACAGAATCAGTGGGCTCCGTTCAAATACATAAATCCCGCCGAAAAAACCGTAAAAGAATTAAAAAAAGAAATAGACGAGTTCAAACTGGCAGCACAGCGCATGGGAGCCGAAAACGGAACTAGAGTCATTGCCAAAGCTTGGTTTGACGTCGAAGATTTTATTAAAAACGCCAAAAACGAGGCATATGTTATTAACTACGGGCCACAAGTAGACCTTGTAATAGGCGTAGAAAGAAACGCAGTTATCATACAGACCGAAGACAAAACCTACCGATTAATAGATGAATCAGTAGGATACAAGGTTCAAGAGGTCGTAGAAGCGGCCGTCAGTAGCAATGGCGCTGCCATAGATGTCAACATTACCGGCACCGCTAAAACAGTAAGCGTAGAACCCGTAACAAACGTAAACGAAGCGGTGACACCTGGAAGATATACTGGGGAAGGAATTGCAATTAACAACGAAACATTTCAAGGATATGTATTAGACGTCCTGATGCTGGAAGACACAATCTTTCAAACGCTCACCACGCTAGACGGAAGAGTATTCGTAAGAAAAAGCGATGTAAAACCTATAACAACGTCCTGGACAGAGCCTTATAAAAAAGACGTACTAGTAGAAGGAAATGCGGCTCAATTCGGTAAGGCTAAAATCGAACTCACAAATACCGGTAGCCTTAGCGTAAAAGATACAACCGCTCCCAATAAAGGAGGTGAATTGGCGTTAAGGAGCGATCTAAATAAAGTATCAGATTCAATAAGCGGACACAAAGCACCGGTTATGACACCGCTAATAGACTGGGAGGCGATGAAACGGCAAAACTCAAATAACGACGTAAGGAATATTAATAACACAGGTACCGGCATTGCAGGAACCAATACAAATAACCCGATCCTACTAAAAGAGTCATACAAAAACTATGATAAAGTCGTAATTATTGCGACAGATACCCAGGGAAAATACAGACTCCCAGTAATCTACGAAACATGGTTGCTTGCCTTTTTGTTCGACCAAAAGAACGGATTTTCTTTATTTGACGTATATAGTTTTGCGTGGAAATTAACGTCAACAACCAACACGTCGAACCCGTCAACAGATACGCAATGGAGACAATACGAAAAAAATTGCGGCATCATCGAAATATACGGGATTAAATACGAAAGGACGTAAACGCAATGTTCTACGAACTATTGGAAAAATTCCAATAGTTGAATTAATGAAAGGTCGTAAAAACAATGTTCTATCTAATTAAAGACAACAAGGTGCAAAGTATGTGCATGAATAAGGAACCGCTCATAGGACTGGACGGAGAAATTCTTGAAGGAGACGCGCTGGACCCGTCAACAGTCGCCATAAAGGACGGCAAGGTAATCCAAAAAATCGATATTCCTGAAACGGAGCCGGAAGAAGAAGTAAAGCTAGATGCCGTAACCGTCCTGGAAGCTATTGTAGATATTCAAGAAGAAGTAATGAATAATTCATTAACATTAGAGTCGCTTAAAAATAAGGAGGAATAATCATGGTATTAAAAAAATATATGATAAGCGCATATGGAAAATTAGTATTAGCCGGGGTCTACACATTAGATGAAAGCGAAACCGGAAAGAAGTTAGTACCTGAAGCGTACCAGGAAGCGGTTGCAGAATGGTTAGCAGAAAGAGAAGAAAAAAAGGAGTAGGACGTGGAATTCATGGACGAGCTGGTTACAAGGATACTATTAAACGTATCTCATGAACATGTCTTAGATATCTGTAACGTCATCCTACTGGTACTAATTCTCTTGGTGGCCGATGCTTTCTTGCGCATTATTGCGGAAGTATTCCAGTATAATAAAGACCACAACCGCAAGAACACAACTAAAACTTTTATTACAACTCTTATATGGTATGGCTGGGGGCGGGGTGATTACATCGACGCCAATACAGGAAAAATCAAGCGATATCTTATGAGCGAAAAGTTAAGAAGCAGCATGTTAAAAAAGATATGTATATTCTACCCGGCTTGGTTTTTCTTATCGATCGCATGTGTTTCGCTCCCCGATACCGTATTTATTGGAGTCCGTGGCGATGAATTATTAGCCAACGTCTTCATGTGGTGGCCGGTAGCATCGGAACTATCGTCAATCATCGAAAACCTAAGAGAAATCGACACCTACCATTTCGTGAGAATCAAAAACATGTTCATAGAAATTAACAAAATGAGGAAGTGAAAAAAGTGGTAGACAAAATTAATATCGCCGACCTGGTAGTCATTACAGGCCTTGTAACGGGGCTTGTAATGGCTATTTTATTTGGCCTAAATGAATTGGCTATGTCTATTGCCTCCGGTCTCTTGGGATATATCGGAGGCTCGAAACTTTCCCCACACAAAGAAAGGAGTGATGAAAAATGAGAGAAGTAACCTTAGAAGAAATTAAAAACCTAGCCCGTGAAGCCTACTGGGATTTATGGAACGGAGCGAAAAGTCTAGGCCGTGACGTCAAACTCTACATTCACTGGACAGGCGGTCGCTACAACCAGACCTTTAGTGACTACCACATCAATATTACAAGTGAAGGCCGCTGCTTTATCTCGACTGAAAATTTTGCCGAAGTCAAAAACGCAACGTACATGAGAAACACCGGCAGCATTGCCATTACGCTTTGTTGCGCTTTAGATGCCATAGGCCCGGACAATCTCGGACCATACCCGCCGACAGAAGCACAGATTAATGCAGTGTCACAGGTTATATGCGTGCTTGCTGATGCACTGGACCTTACGATCGATGCGGACCGGGTTATGACACACGCCGAAGCGGCCGATAATCTCGACGGGCTTTATACTCACGACGATTACGGACCGGATTCAACATGTGAACGCTGGGACCTTTGGGTATTACGTGAAGGAGAAGAACCGGGTACCGGCGGACAGCAGATTAGAGGAAATGCCAATTACTATAGACACCACAAATTATTAGCCAACGTGTAAAGGAGAAACCATTATGAACAAGAACGAAATCATGAACTTACTCGCAAAAGAAGCCGCACAAGTTGTAAAAGAACAAGCAACGGCAGCCCTTAGCTCATTATCGGCAAACGACCTCCGGCCGATTGTAGAAGAACAATTAAAAACAATCACGGGGCCCTTACAGCAAGAAGCTGAAACCACGGGATCCGTATGGGTCAAGATTAGAAACCGTTTCTACATTCGCATTATTAATAACGCGGTCGATAACATTATTAAAACGATCCAGGACGGCCTGGACGGATTAAGCAAAAAATAAGTTATTGTAAATTATGCAACAACTTAGTCAAACAAAACCGCTTTTATCAGACTAAAAAAACAAAAGTTGTTTAACAAAAACGGCATTTCCTTAAACAACTCAATAAGAACCAAAAGACGGATTCTTGGAACTTAACCTATGTTAAGACCAGGAATCCGTCTTTTTTGATACTTAACCATATTAAAAAGAATAAAAACGTCACAAAAACCAGGGAAACAGCTACCTTTTTCTGTAGAAAAAGAGTAAATCCACAAAACAAGCTATATTTTAAGCCACAACGAGATTTACAAAACGACGCATAAAAGAACATGAATAAGAACATAAAACGCCTCTCAAGCAATTCTGTGAAGCCATTTTTTTAAGAAAAAACAAATAAAAAAAATCTATTAATAAATTTTAGAGAAAATATTTGACAGCACACGCAATGCGTGCTAACATATAAAACAACAGGAAGGCGATTGATAAAAAATAAAACAAAAGGAGAATGAAAAATGTATCAAGTAATCGAAAAAAGAGGAGAAAAAGAAAACATAATAAGAAAGGCAATGAAAAGTTTGAGTGATTGCCATAAAGTTATCAAAATGCGACTTAACTACTTACACCGGTTCAATAATTACGACCACACGTTTTACATTATGGAAGAAGGGAGAGTTCTATATTCACATCAAGACAAAGAAGCCAAGCTTCCGTTCGGGTCCCCTGTAGAGCTAGACTTTGTAAGGGGCAAGGACGGAAAACGAATGGTTGCTCAAAAGCGGTATTATGACGATGAAGGAGAAATTAGACTTTCGTCAGTAATGCCGGACGTCGACCCGAACGAGTATGCAATTGAATTTTTCCTTATCTTTAATCGACTGTTTAATAAAAATGGCAAATTATATATTCTTAGTGGGTATGATCACCGAAACTTCAATGAATATGAGTTGTTGAGTGAATTCATAGAAAAGCACAATATTTAAAAAAACATCAGAAGGAGAATAAAAAAATGAATAAATTTAAAAGCACAAGGGAAGAATTAGGGATGACACAAAAAGAAATTTCCGAAAAATTAAATATTCCGAAAAGAACATGGCAGGACTGGGAATTAGAGCAAAGGATGCCGCCGGAATGGGCATCAAATTTAATTTTAAAAGAGATGGAGAAAATGAAACAAAAACAGGAATGGCATTTCGGAGGACTTGAACCGTATACGGCAGCGGCGATAAAATTTGCCGAAGACTCAAAAGAATGGCCGGCAGATGTGATCAATTCGCTAGAATTTGTAACACACCGGACAGATGGGACGTATGAGGAAACATGCGACAACGGCGCCGAAGGCGGGCTTGACGTAAGCTGGGCATTTAAATTGAGTGAAGAACAGGTAAGAGAAAACGCTTTGCAGAAATTTGCAGATGAAATAACGTCGATTTTTAAAAGCGTAATTGAAGAAGCGGCGTTTGATGAATGCGACCCGGAAGAAGTAGAAGAAAGAATAGCATTTGTTAAAAAATATTTCTAAGATAGAAAAGGCCCTTTTATAAGGGCCTTTTTGGTATATCCGACAAAAATTCGTCAAAAAACTATGGTGAATAATGGTAAATATGGTGAAAAATAAAATAAGAAGAAACTTGGCCAAAGCGATGATTAACACATTTTAATAAATATGGGAAAATAGAAAGGCATAAAAAAGCCTTCATAAGAGAATAAAACACCTTTTAACTATTGGCTTATAGACTAGCTTATGCAAATTTCGTCAATAAATTCGTCAAAAATTACTTAAACACATCAGAAACCTTTTCAGCTGCTTTAAGCCTCATTTCATCCGTATAGTGAACGTACGTATTAATAACGGTAGAAACGTTATCACCCAAAAGACTGGCGACGGTTTTAATATCAGCACCATTAGCCAGAAGCGCGGTAGCGTATGTATGGCGAAAATCATGGATGGTTTTGTCTTTTACAACACGGCGGATAGCCCTATTAATAGCTGCCGATTCAGAAATGTTTTCGGGGAACAATCGGCCGTCCTTAGAGTGAATGCGGTAATCTTTAAGGACCTTTACTAAAGATGGCGGCATTGGAAGCACTCGGTAGCTACCCTTGGTTTTAAGGGGGCCGATGCGGCACTCGGCCTTACTGATGCGGACAAACTGTTTGTTAATGCTAACCGTGTTATCGGTAAAATTTACGTCATCCCAGGTAATCCCCAGGATCTCACCATAGCGGCAGCCGGTATAACGAGCCACGCAAATAAGAGTATAGCAATACAAGGAAGTCTCTCTTAGATAAGAAAAGAGCGCATTTATTTCCTCTTCGCTAAACGTCTTTACCTTACGGGTTGTAGTTTTAACACGCTCGATTGAATCACAAGGGTTGTGAGTAATAATTCCGTAAGGCCGCCTGGCGTAATTAAAAATTGTCCGCAGCCTGACTAGATACATATTACGAGTGCCGGGTGAAAGTTTGCGGTCGTTAAAAATCCGAATGATTTGGGCGTGAGTTATCTCGCGGATAGGAAGCACCGCAATTTCAGAGAAAAATTGAATGGCAAGCCAGTAAGAAGCACGGGTATTATATGTTAAATTCACCCGTTCTTCAAGATATAAAGATAAAAAATCCAGGAGTGTAATGGTTTTTAAATCCTCCGGGATAAACACGGAGATCGTATTTTTTAATTCTTCTATTATATCTTGTCCATATTCCTTAGCCGCGCGACGAGTCTCAAATCCCTGTTTTGATTTTTGACGCCACTTGCGGCCATCTTTATAACTAACGATAACCTGGTAGCTGTTGTCTTTTTTTCGTATTGTAATATTCGCTTGCATTTTCACACACACCCAAAGTAATAAAAAAAGACCCATCCTGGTGCGCTAGTGCTTAAAGCACAAGAAGCGTAATGGGTACATTAACCCCATCTTATCACACAAGAGAACAAAAATAAACCGATTCACACCGCTATACAAAAAAAATAAGGGCCTTA